GAGTTCACGTGGCTTGCCTTCACTATCGGTGAGAGTTTCTAATTCTAACTCAAAGGACGTGTTGGACTGTTCGGACAAGCCCGTTTTATGGGCTTGATAGGCAAAGAGCTGTGAGCTATCCTTGTAATGGATAAAGTGCTCTTTCTGTACTTGGTGTTGCTCGGTAGTGGTAACCTTGCGAGTACGGCAACCTACCAAAGCAAGGAACGCCAATAATAATAGTGCTAATTTTCTCATTTGCTAATGTTTTTGTATTCTCCTTTTGCGTTAAAACAAGGGCAGGCTTTAGCTACACCAGGGAAGTCTCTATGACCTAATATTTCGGCTTCAGGATAGAGGGCCTTAAGCTCGGTGAGGAGCTTTTTTAAGGCTTCTTTCTGTTCCACCGTACGGGTGTCTTTGGGCTGTAGCGTGTTTTTGTCGATACCTCCAATATAACAGATACCGATGCTGTCCTTATTGTGGTTTGTAACGTGGGCGGGTATTTTATCCACATCTCGGCCGTCTTCTATGGTGCCGTCCAAGTGGACTACATAGTTGTAGCCTATCTCATTGAATCCACGTTGGCGGTGCCATAGGTCAATGTCTTTGGCGGTGTGATCTCTACCTTCTGGCGTAGCGGAGCAGTGAACTACAAGATAGTGAATGGTACGTTTACTTTTTTTCATATCTCTATTACTATTACATTATTAGCTATATCTTTAAAACTTACGGGGCTATTTGTATCAACATAGTATATACTATCTACACTTGAATAATTTCCAAAACTATATCCAAATCCAAAAATTTTATTAAATCTTACCTCCGTATATAATGAATTAGGTGTTGCTCCAAAGCCCCCACTATAATAGTCAAATTGCACATATACTTCCTTCCCTCCTATATAAAGTTTTGGATCTTTTTTACTGAAAGTATATTCTCCATAAGGACTATCACGTACAGAAATGATATAACAGTAAAAAGCTATAAATTTAACTTCTATATCCTTTAATTTTTTCTCTATTTTATTCTCGTCTACATATTTCTGATTATAGGACTCCGTAATTACCTTAGAGGGGAATACCAATCTAACATCGTCTCCCTCTATACTGATAGTGGGATAATAGTTTCTATCAAAAGTATCTCCAATTCTTAATTGTGTTTTTGAGTTTATATTGTACTTGGGACTACTTAAATTGAAATTCCTATCATTTATAGTACAATTAGTTGAAAAAACATTATCTACTGTTAAATTGCGAATTACCTCCCTTGCTTTTGGGTAAGCCTTTAGTAGTCCTTTTACAAGAAAGGTGACATTAAACTCGTAAATATCTTTTTCAGGAGAATTTCCAAAGTCCCAAAATAGTTGTGTATTCATTATCTATTATTTACATTAACAATAACTTCGTCCCCATGAATTAGAAGGCTTGCTGTACTACCTTTTGCCCCTGTAATAGAGCTATCACCTATAATTGTTTTTCCCGTAAAAGTAATATTTCCCACTTCCGCCTTTACTACAGATAATAGGGCATTATCAGGCATTTCCGATAGATCTATGGTAATATCTGAACTACTGGTGCTCTTTAATACTCTTCCAACATTCTGGCTGTTTAAAGTAGTAGAGGAGTTAACCTCTATAGCCATTGTTCTCCTCTGTATCTTTTCTAACAGTGCTCTTTCTTCGAGTACCGTAATACGCCCAATTCCATCTATATCATAGTGTACAACACCTTGTTCCTCTCTTCGCTCCACTGCTGGTTTATCTTTTATATCTTTCCAAGAGTGAGTGTGGTCAATAAGGGCATAACGGCCGTCAAGATTAACTGTTAGAGGTGTTCCATCACTTCTTAGCCCTGTGAGTACTCCTGTCCCCTTGTCAAACATGAGAGAATTGAGCTTGATATCGGCTACATTTTCGGGTAATGTATCCTTATCATCAAAAGTAGCTTGTATCGTTTCCCCATCGGCAAGGGTAATAGTAAGAGTTTTTGTAACATCCCCTGTTACAGTAAGCCCCACCACTCGTTTTTTAGCGTTGGTTTCATTGGTTCTTTTTTCCTCATCTGTGTAGTCATTGGAGGATAGCCCCTTTCCATCTTCCTTATCCACCTTATTCTCAAACAATGCTCTATGTGCATTGGTATCATTAAGGTGATTGAGTAACTGACCAGCTGAGGCTGTACCCTCTATAATTCTTTCCAATCCTTCAATTGAAGCCATTGGAATCTTTTCATCTTTGTGCCAAAAGCTGTCAATCCAAGCATAAAAATGCTCTTGCACAGGTTTCATAAAGTTTGAAAACCATTTTTTGAGTGTTTTTTTTGATGTCATATTGAAAAAATTTATATATTACGATATTTATCCCTATTAGAATCCTACATATTCTATGAATTGGACTACACGATAAGGGGGCATATTGTTGTGAGATTGGTCTCCTCCTGTAGATGATGAAGTGCGACTTGTAGTATCATCCAAACTAAAATGTGAAGACAGCCCCCCTCTATCTGTATCCGTGACTACCCTTGGTATATTCTCCACGTTATGACTATGTCTGGGCATTTCCTCTATGGTGAGCTTATGGGAACGTTCGCCTCCTTGTTTTAATAGACTATTCAATTGATAGTCTTGAGAGTCCTCGGGTTTCTTAACATAGTCAGGGTCGAGACCGATAGGCATTTTACCGCGTAAGTTCACGTATTCTCTCCAGCCTGCGGGTATTTCATTCGCTGGTTTACCCCATAAAGCAATGAGTCCAATAGGCACCGCTTGTTTTTGTTTTTCGAGTTTTTCAATGCGCTTGAGGAGCTTTTCTGTCTCGGTGTTATCTGTTTTGTTTTTGCCTAAATCTTGTAGATTAGTAACGCGTTGAAAGTCTTCCCAATTGAAAGTCTTTTCAGGAACAGACCTACCAAAGGCTACACTTCTAATAATTTCCAATGGGCGTAGAAATCCATCTTCAAAGGTTACCTCATTGGTGAGTTCTTTGATAAACACTGTACTATCTTTCGCTCCGCCTTCAAAGGGAAACAGTTCACCATTGATAAATACAGTGCCCGCCGAAAGGGTATTTCCCGTCTGCTCACATCCAGAAACAATCACCTTATTACCTGCAAGGTGTCCCAAATTGTTAAATAGACTGTAGGCATTTTGCATAAAGGCAAGGAAATTGACATCAAAGGGATATCCCGCCTCGTGTGTTAAGTTTAATTTGTTCATATTAATCAATTCTTATAGTCCATCTCTTGCCCGCGAGTTTATAAAAATTCACAAGGGCTTTGAGTTTATATCTATCATATTCCAAACCTTGTGGTAATACCACTATAAAATCTACGCCCCCATCTATATATGCTCCCCTTTGGTATAGGAAGACTCTTCCTAAGTACAAAGGTCTATTAGCACTTCTCGGATAGATATACAACCTTTGATTTTGCCTGCCGTCTTCTATCTTAATACGTCTTAGCTGAGGGTCAAACTCGTCATTAAGAGCTTTACGGAGGTAACATACTTGGCTGTTGTGGGTAAGGTTATACAAGTCTCTTTCTCTATGTACTTTGAAATCGTCTAATAACTTATTCAGGGGCATTGCTAATGTCCTTAGCCACGCTACCAATTTGGGTTTGCGCAGGAAGGTAGGGGTAAGAAGTACGAGCAGTTTGTCGATGTTTAGGTTATACATTGCTAATGTAGGTTATATCGTTAAAGTTGTCAATGGTAAAGTAGCCTGCAGTGGGTATCTTGCTTATCTCTATGGCTTCGAATGCCCCATAGTTGCCATTAGTTCCAATATGTTTACTCTGTGCCAGTACCAAATGTGGTATCCTCACTCCTTCTGCTTGTTGAAGTTCGTCAATGAGATGCGCTAATACGAGCTCGCCATTAAATGGTAGGCGTTTTAAATAGTCTTTAATAGCCGTTTCTATGGGCTTAGTGGCGTGAATGATACTTTGTCCGTTGCTATCTAATACAAGGGGATCATATACTATCTTCATTTGCAAGTGCAGCACATCGGGTTGATAATTTACTACCGATAGGCGTACACCCGCGTCTTTTATCTCCTGCAAATACGCTTCAAAGGCTTGCTTTTGGGCATCGGTAATAGGTTGCAATTGCTCGCCCTGTTCTCCTGCTATTTTTACTATCAAACGCCCCTCATTTGGGCTTTCCACAACGGCAGAGTACTTGACAATTTTGCTTGCTTCTATCTGTTCTTCTGTGTGTCCCGTATTGTTGAACTTATCGCTGTCAGTTAAAAGATCAAAACCATACTGAAAGGCAAGGGCTTTGCTTCTATACCAACGAGCGGTGTGGGGTTTAAGCTCGGCAAGGCGTTTGTCAATATCTGCCCTATGTAGGTCGAATAGCTTCTCTAAGCTCCATATCGCCACCGCTATAATATACACCCACAAGCGCCATATAGCTACTTTGGAGGTGCTGTTGAGCTCATTCAAAGCAGGCTCTTGTGCTTTGGCTTGGTAGATGAGTTCTTGTATTTCTTGTATTGTTCGTGCCATAGTTATTGTTGTGTTACTACAAAATCTAAATTTATTGCCCAAATGCTGATACCCTCAAGCCTTTCAAAAACTTGTTCATCTTCCTTAGAAAAAGCCGTTGCGGGCTGCAAATTCTTAGCGGTGTAGTAGCCTAAAATATCTTTGTTGGTAAAAGCTTCTGCCGGTAATACTAAGGTTTTGCCCGCTTGCACATCATCAGTGATGTTAATAGTGTTGGCTTCGGCAAACTCAAAGACGCTTTCTATCGTGCCCGTGTGTTGCAGGGCGAGGTCTAATAGTGACTGATTATGTAGGACTGTTATTGTCATCTAATTCAAAAGTTTTATAGAACTTCTTATTAATTATCTTGAGCAGTACTTTAGCAAAGCGAAAGCCTAAACAGTCTAAGTTCTCCAAGAGACTCACCACGAGTTGCCATATAATCCCTATAAGTACTATCCAGTAAAGCCAGTGGAAAGGGTCAAACTCAAAACCTTCAAGACTTGGAAACTCTACATTAGCCGAGAAAGTATGCAGTATATAGATAGGTACAAGATAGGTGGCTATCTTCAATAACATACGCCCAAACTTGCGGCTCTCGTGTTTTTCACCTCGCTTGCGGGAGGCTTGCACTCCTGTGATCCATTCAAATACGAGCAATACCACGTAAGCGGTAAGAAATAAGTGGTTGAAACCAAAGAGAAAATGCACAGTGGCAAACAAAAAGGAGAGTATTACGTCCATCTTGATAAAAAGAGCTGAAAAGGTGTGACCAAAGGAAGAGTGTAGGAAGTCTTTGCTATCCCTAAATCCAAATCCTTGTAGAATGTAATTGAGTGTTATCATCATTGTTTGTTTATTTTTTAATTTATAGTGCCTTTTCCTTCACTTGTAGTGGCACCCGTTTGGGAGGTGGCTGTACCTGCTGTGGTTACACTGATACCAGGGGCTATTGTTACCTCACCACTCTTGACAAAGGCGTCAATAAGGGAGGCTAAGCGCTCGGCGTACTCTTCTATACTGTCATTGGTTTTGGCAAGCATATCCTGCTGAAGGTCAATAATGCCTTGTTTTAAGGCTTGTTTGTTTAGTGCCATAGATTAATTATATTGTCCATCAATTAGTAATTTGCCGCCCTCTTGTAGGGCTACATCATTAATCTGCATACCATCATACTCCAACTGTTTCTTTATTTCGATGAGTACTTCGGTATAGAGGTCATCTGCGAGCATTTGGGCGATGCCTACCCCTACTTCTGGATGTTCTTTCCATTCTCCCTTTTCAGTAGTGAGTATAGCCTTTTGTTGTTGGTTATCAGAGTACCCCACCTCAAAATCACCTGCCAATAGGCGTAGGTCATTGTTGTTGTCTATCAGTATATCTTTCATTAGCTTGTCTGCAACTGGTTTATACTATTAATTGCTCTGAGGAGTTCCTCTTTCACCATTGCCCCAAAGTTCTCTACTCCTTCACGTACAGAGGAAACATATACCTTAGTATCAGTGCCTACATTGCCTATCTGTATATTGATATGCGTTTGTCGGGTGCCCCCTGATACTATATTATCTTTGGTTTTAGCCCCTTCTCCTGTGGCAGCAGTAGCTTCTCCCGTAATAGGGCTCATACCTGGTGTGGGAGTACTTTCAGTTTTCATACCCAGCTTACCCATTAGCCCATCTTTTACCTCCTTAAAGCTCTTGAACTCTAAAGAGTCCCAGGCCTTACCAAAGGCTTCTTTGGCTTTAGCTCCCGCTTCGTTTGCCTTCTTATAGCCCTCTGTTACCGATTTGGCACGCTCCTGCAAGTCATTTTGTATCTTGGCAATCATTGCTTGATTCTCGGTACTATCACCTAAACCAACCGCTTCTTTGAACTTATACCAAGCGAGCTTACAAGCATCTACCCCCGCCATAAAAGCATTGACTGCTGTGTTCCAATGAGCCTGATAAGTAAGGATAAAAGCCTCCCAACTGTATTTCATACCTTGCACGGTATATTCCCACGCCTTACCCCAACCACTTACCCCTACAATGCAATAGGCAATCATAGCTATAAGAGTAATAATACCCGCTATTACCCACGTGATAGGATTAGCTAAAAAGGCGAGGTTTGTCTTAATCACTGCCCAGGTAAGTCTATTTTGCCAAGCGGTAGCAATAGCTGTATAGGTATTGTGTAGTATCAATGCAGTGGTGAATATACCTATAGCTCCTGCGATACCCCATATAATAGGATTCCCCTCTTGAAACTTCTGAATGAGCCAGCCTATACCTCCCCCTATACTCTCAAAGACAGCGGACATAAAGTCTACCAAGGGGCCAAGCATAGGGCTAATGGCTTCATATACTTTTAGGGCAAGCTCGGTGATAGAATCCATCATCTTGTTGAACTTACCGCTAAGGGTTTGTCCCGCCTTTTCTGCACCTTGGTAGAGTAGCCCTTGTTTATCGGTTGCCCA